AACCATTCTATTAATTAAACTTTGTCTTAATTCTTCATTGTAATCAAAATGACTGTGATGGTATTCCATCGATATTGTTTTCACTTTCATTAAATTTTCATCACTAATCCCTTTCAATGCGTGATGTTCAGCTCCCTCAATATCTATTTTCAAGAAATCTATCTTATCTACAAGTCCCGTTTCAAAAAGGTAATTTAATGTATATGTTCTAACCTTATATTCTTTAGCACCTTCTTGTGTACCAAATAGATTGGATCCACCTAAGTGAGTACTTTCAAATAAATTTAATTCCCCAATAGAATCGCTTGCGGCGGAGTTGAATAATACTGAACGGGGGTCCGCGTTTAAGGAAAGTAATTTAAAATATCTCTTGTCCGGTTCAAATGATATTACTCTACTTGCCCCTTGACTATACGCCCATCTATTGAACACTCCGATGTTACCACCTAAATCAACAACAGTGTCACCTTCGTTAATTGTTCTTTCCCTATTCTTATAGTAATCTAATAAGTTAAAAATCTCATGGAAGATGGCAACGGCCCAACCAAACTTAGACGCAACATCCATAGTTGATCCTTCGTATTGAAAATACTTGGAGAAGTTCTCAACTTTATAAACATCAGTATAGAAACAGTGTGATTTATAAAATGACTTATCTCTTTGCATTTTGATAAACTCAATCATCTTATCTGAAATCTCAGCGTTCTTGTTACCGTGGAAATAAATAATTTTAGATTTGTCTTTCGGTATGAATTGATAACCGAATATTCTATCGAAATTCTGTGGACCTTCTTCGTTCCAAAATTTATAAAATTGGTGTAATGTTTTATCAATAAATCCAGCATCACCATCATAAGACGATGTGTCGAAATTAGATAGTGGTAAATGTTTTGTGTGACCGTGTTTCCACCTCATTGCATTATCGATACCCTCATCATTCCAAAGATATAATCTCTTATAATCTTCAGGTTTAGTCTCCATCAATGAAACATAATGTGTAAGTAATTCATCGAACCATTCGCCACAATTTTTATTGTAAACATAAAGACAAATGTGCATGTATGGGTTTCTTTTACCTATACCCCATTCATTGGCAAGTTGTTCGTTGAACAATTGAGATTTATTACCGTTATCGTACATACCAAAGAATTCTTCTTGTACGTGAATATCGGCAATTGGATAGTTATCAATTTGATTGAAGTATTGTCTAATGTCGTCAATGTTATGGTTAACAACCACGTCACCATCAACCCAAACAAAGTTTTCAAAGTTTTCTTTTAATGCTTCAATACATGACCATTGTTTCCAATACCACTTATCGTGTTCTGAAATTTTAGGTACAGTTATAGTTCTCTTAATGACGTTTGGATAATCAAACGGAACCTCGCAATCAATACCGTAAACCAAAATCTTTTGTTCAGAGAATTCCAATAATGATTGAACTAATTTCTCTATTACCGGCATGTAACCTAAGTTACCTGTTGTTACAAAGGCAAATGGTTTCTTATTTCTTTCTAATATATCACACGCTCCCTTAGCAACCGTATCCCAATTAAATTTCTCGTGAATATCTTTAGCATCACTAACCGCCTTTATCCACATAGCGGTATTATAATCGTATGCCTGTCTCATCTGACGCTTTAAATCGTCCCAATCCGGTTCACAATATTCACCTGGCCATTCTTTATGTTCAATATTAGCGGGTCTTAATCCTTTAATACCAACTGGTACACCTTTACCTTGTGCAAATTGTAATTGACCACCCCAATCGGAATAAATTGAGGGTGTTCCACATGCCATCGCCTCAATTAAAGGTAAGTTCCAACCCTCACTTCTAGCACATGAAACAAACACGTGTGCGGTTTGTAGGTAATTAACATAATCTTTTCTTGATGGGAAATTTAAGAATTGAATATTCTTCGTATCGATACCATAATGTTGGATTCTTTCTTCGGTTGTTTTAAGACCATCATAAGGGTATGGGTTTTCAACGGATGCTAAAAGTTCAACGTCGTCAACGTCTTTAAACTCCTCCGCGAATGCTTGTAATATTTCTGTCGTACCTTTTCTATAATCCCATCTTCCAAAATGTACAAAACGTACCTTTTCTCTTTTAGGGAATTTTTTAATTGGTTTGAATGTATCCACATCAACACCTTCGGGTACAATGAAAATCTTTTCTTTCGGATAACCTTGTTCTACTAAACAATCAAATTGCCATTGGGTTGGTACCCACATCTCATCAAACTTTAATAGTTGGTTGAAGAAGTCGTCGGGATAACGTGTTGATTCCCATACATTATAAGCAATCTTATAACCAACATACTCATCATAAAAGTAGTGGTTATTGGTTTCCATAAGTACAATGTGTACATCTGGAGTAAAGTCACCTTTATAATCGTACATTGGTTCGTCTACCCTTCCATTACCATCTGCCTTGTGTAATGTCTGTAAAATCAACATGTCCCCCATTTCTTTGGTGAAGTATGGTTCACCGTCATGAGGTCGATTATTCATCCCTTTCCAACTATTTCCGATTGTAAGGTTTCTAACTTTTACGGTATGGTACTTATTAAGTGCACAAAAAAATGAACGTGCGTGGTTTGCGTAACCGGTGGTACCTATGAATGGTGCGTGTGCTAGTATTTTCATTACACATAATATAAAGAAAATACATTAAAAAATCAACTTTTGGTGGTTAAATTAGTTTTTTAACGTCCATAGTTGAGAATAAGTAATGTGCGAAATCTAAATGTCCTTTAAATGAGAAGTGGGTATCATTAATTTTACCCTTAGTGTCGTCTTTAATCGTCTGAAACGATCTATATATGTCATCATCATCCTCCAATGACCAAAGATAGATAAACTTAATTTTTTTATCTTCTTTCAATCTATTTTTTATAAATCTAAAACGTTTTCTATGTCTTTCTTTATAAAATTGATGATTTGAAAAATGATATTGGAAATTAAGGACCGTATCAATTTTCTCAATACTATCTTCTTCTTTACTTTCACCTATAATTTTAATTGCGTTTTCGTAGGAAGATAGTACGTTCATTATTTCATTACCTATAGGTACTTCTATTCTACCATGTAATGTCATATTAATTATAACTACATCATCCTCACCTATATAATCAAAGTTCTCAATAATTGTATCAAATATATAATCATTTGATGCCCCGTTCTTACCTAAATTTTTAACTTCGTAGTTCAATAATTTACCTAAATGATTTACCCAAACATCATCACCTTCTTTTTTATATGGTAAATACTCTTCTTTAGTTTCCGACACACATAACTCATTACATCCGTGACCGAATGTCATTGAATCTCCAAATGTCCAAAGTACGTTTTTCATATTATTCATTTATAGTAAATTACCCATCAATCTATTGTCTATTTCATTATTTATTAATTTGTTGTAATATTCGGTTTGATTTTTAACTTTATCAATCAACAAATTTACTTCTTTTGGGTACATATCTTTTAACATTTGAAATAGTTCATCTTTTGGCCACCACTTTTTATATTCTTTAAAATGATATTCTTCCGGTGTGTATTCAACATCGTGTCCCAATTGTTTTAACAACTCTGTTAAATTTTCTAATTTAACCACCTCAATGTCATTACCATGTTTGTTTCTATAATAATAAAAATATTCATAAAAGGGAACGCACCAATGTGTTGATCCTTGATTACTATTAAACTCGTTCAGTTGGTGATATAAATCATCTTTATCGGTATAATGATTTATCCAATCAAGAGTTTCCGTATGTAGAGCCGAAATTAAATGACTCATTGGTTCTCTAACAATAATATATTTTACTTTCGGAAATTTTAAATATTTTTCGTGTCCCGAATAAATTCGTTTATCTTCCCATATCTTATCCAAGTATCTGGTGCCACATTTTACGGGGGTTAATATTGTGTCATTGTATATTTTAATAACCATTATAATAATTTTTTTGTTGTTATAAATTTTTGTTTCATTTGTTTTTCGGACATATGACATACTCCATTTATATATAAATCATCGTACGATGGATTTTTATTAAATATGTAATTTATATTGTCAAAATATAAATTTGGGTACTGTTGATTTAAGGTAACGGGAGGTACCGTATTATGTCTCTTTAAAAAGAAATCATAATGTATGTCTATAACGTCTAACACCTCTCTATATGAACGATTAACCAATTTATAATTTTCGGTACCGATAATTGAGGTGTTATTTAAATATTCAAAGTTAAGTTGTTTGTTTGTATATTTTTTAAAGATTTCAATAAAGGTGCTCACATCATTGATTAGATGTTTATGTGATATGTTTAATATTTTTGGATTTATTAAATTCATTAACTTATTAAAATCTTCCACAATTAAATCATTATCCAAATGTATAAATGGTTTATCAATCATCGATAATACTTTTAATTTGGGATAAGACCACAATGTTCCTACTTTATATTTAGACTCAACATCAAACTCAACCCAAATATATTTTAAATTAGTGTTAATAAAATAATCCTTATCGGAATATATAATTGGGGTGATATTTTGGTTATTCAAATTACCAATGGTGTATTTTAAATAAATTTCAGTTATATCTTTTAATCTAAAGGGTATGTATGTAAAAACTACTTGCATCATATTAAAGATTTTTTAATTACAAATTCAGTTTTTAGTTCTCCACCAATTATTAAATCCAATAATGAATTTTCATTTTCAATTTTATACATTAGTTTAGTGTGTACCAAATCCGACCATTCTTTACATAATTTAAAATTTTCATCAAAGTCTTGTAAAAATTTATTGACAAATTCAGCAAATAATTTACCGTTAGTTTTACATCTTTTAGATTCATTATAAAATGGGTGAGGTGGAACATCTAACATTTTCTCAATCATTTGTAGAGGGTATTCATGAGTAGAAATAAATGGTATACCGGAAAATAATAACCCAAACGTTTTTTCTGAAAGATATTGAGAAGTAAATTCTTTGTTATTCCAAGACCAACTTTCACACAATATCTGCATCTTAGCTTTAGGTAAAACCCTAAAAAACACATCCATATATCCTTGATGATTTGGGACACAACTTATATCCGAAAAGTCGGTATCTCCTACTATTGAATTAGTATTTATATGTGTTATTATCGGTGAGTGTTTTTTATAGGCCGGATTTTTTAACGCATCTGTATGTTGTAAATATAACCTATTGTTTTTTAATTTACTTAATTCATTTATAATGTTCACACGATTAATTTTATGATTTTTAATACTATACATTAAATCATAATCAAACGTTAATTTATCATACAATTGTTTAAATTCATAATACCATCTAAGTGCAACAACTTCATTCCATTGAAATATTGTATTTGTTAATGCGTAATAAAAATTTGGATACTGCGATTCTAAATTTTGATTTAAAAATATATTATCAGTTATAAAGTGATGATTTTTTAATTCTCCCATAAGTGATTCAATTTCTAACCAATTTTCATCAATTATATTTGTGTCTTTAGTTTGTAAAATTTTTTCAGTTCTAAAATAACCTATTAACCATTTTTGATTTTTTGGGCAGTCTTTTAATAATTTTATAAATACTTTTAAAATTTGTTGACTTTCCCTTTCCATATAATCTCTATCAGGTTCTATCTTACCGATTTTAGAGTCGATTTCCCCGTAGAAAAATGCGGTAAAATAATCTAACATATGATATCCATCATCTTCAAAACTAATTTCTTTTTTGAAAATGAACTCAACATCGATATTTTTATATTTACAAAACACACTACCTTCACTATTTTTAATGAAATATTCTCTATTGGTAGTGTTATGTGCTAATTTATAAAATATAGATTTTTGATATGGGTGATGGATATATATTTTCACTTTCTAAATTATTTTTTTTTCGTAATCATTTAAATTACCCTTTCTTAATCTATCATTATCGTTTGGATTGAATATATCCTCATAATAGGTGATTGGTATATTTAATTCATTTGATATGAACGTTAACTCCTCATTCCACTTTATTATGTTGAGGTATTCTTCATTGTAGTTTGGTGTTTTTTCCCAAAGATATGGTTGATTAGATTTAAAACTTTTTTCTTTGTATATTAAATAAGACCAACTCTCCGCACAATCTGTTAAATTTTTTCTTGATAATAAAACAACTTCATCAAAATTTTTAGTTAATTCAATTAACCAATTAATTCTATTCTCTTCCTTTATATAATAAGGTAAATGAAATATTATTGTTTTAAGAACAATTTTTTTAAAGTCGGTTAATGGTAGTAACCCAACACTTGGGTTAAATGGTTCAAATTCGTATTTAAATTTATTATAAGTGGATAGTCTTCTACCTAATTCGGATGACCCCGTTCTCGGTAATGCAATTATTAATATACTCATATTAATGTAGTATTAACTTTAAGTTTTGGGTAATCAAAATCTGTTTCGGTCATCCAAATGTTTAGTGCGTATCGTACACCACTTGTAACTGGTAAGACTCCATGATAGGTTGATGATCCGTTAAATGATATAGAATCTCCTATTTTAAGATTAAAAATTGATACTCCTTCTAATGTTTCAAAATGCATTGGTGGATTTTTATCTTCAGATAATGCAAATTCTCCACCTTCAAACCCATCTGATAATACTATCACTGTTGTTAGTTCGCTAGATTTATCTTTATGTAAATTAAGATATCTACCATTATAATATGACGTTAAACTAATATTAAAATTTTTTAAATTAAAATCATTATAATTAAACCATAATTTAAATGTGCCAGTTTTATAATTGTTTATTAATAAATCAATTATTTTTGTTTTAAAATTATCATCATATATACGTCTACAATCCCAATTTTCGGTTGGTTTATAAGAAAATGGTTCACCATATTTAAGACAAAATTTTATTATCTCTTTTGCCGAATCATTATCACAAAAATTATTATTTATAGTATAATTCATAATAGATGTGAATTTTTTAGTTTATTATGTATTAATAAGTTACCCTCATTTATAAATTTATATAATTCCTCAGCAATCAATTTATAACCGTTACTATTTGGGTGTTTACCCGCGGTGGTGTCAATCCAGTGACTATTATCTTCCCATACATCTTTTCTTTTTGTATTGATTAATAAATCGGCCATTGTTTTATTTCTATATCCCCAATACCTATTATCATCAATCAAATGAGTTTTGTCAACTAAAACATCAATATTTTTATTAATCATGATGTCAAAAGCATCACAAAAAACATATCTAATTCCCAATTCTTTAAACATAAATTGTAAGTGTAGAATGTAATTTTGATTAATTATATCATAGTATGTGTCGTTAAATAAATTACTAATATAGTAATCCCTAAAATTTTTTTCTACCCTATTATAATTAACATTATCCCCATTAACACCATCGAAAATGTGTTTGAGGAGGTGTTGTTTACTTTTATATCGTTGACCCCAAATCTGAAAACTATTTTCATTTGGAAAAAATGGTAATTGGTCTCTTAACGAGGAGGACCACATAATAATAACAAAATCGTCTTGAGTGACGATTTCATTTTTTAATTGATGACAAATTGAATTGAAAATTACATTGTTGGAAAACGCACCTACTCCATTATTTTTAAATTCACAATTAAGTAATTCGGATAGGTGTTTTGGCCAACAATATTTTTGTCTTATGTTTGTTCTTTCTTCATGATTATCTGTGGTATATTCATCTTTAATATTTCCACCAACCCCCTCAGTCCAACTATCCCCATATGTAAATAACTTCATGAAACATTGTCTTATTCTCCCAAGTGTTTAACCTTAATTGCTGTCACAACCGCTTGAAATGCAGTTGCCGCTTTTGTTTTTAATTCACTTGAAATTGGTGCCAAAATTGCTTTGATTGTTTGTGCGGGTCTTTCTGTTCTTACTTTTACTGCCATTTTAAAATATGTTTTATATTATTTTTATTATTAAATTTTTGCTGGTGGTGCGTTGTTACAACAAGTGTTGTCATGACACCAATGGCCACAATAATTCCAAGGACACCAACAGGAGTTGTGCATTACACTAAAGCCACCATCCCCAATATCGACTAAGAATAAATCCGAAGGTTCAAAATCCAAATTATAAATTGTTTTTTGAGCGTGTTCCATTTCTAAACCGGTGATTGTTATTGCGGTTAGTTCATTCGTCGTTGAATCGGTTATAACTAATTTATCACCAACATACATATTGTTAACTTTTTCAAATCTTGTGGACGTTGAACCAGATTCTTCGATATAATATGTTGAAGATGGTGCATCTGTCCATGTTCTCCCGTCAGATAATGTTATGCGAATATAAATTGTATCAACAGATGCCGACGCCATATGTTGTAAACTAGTTCCAGTTTGAATTAATGTTTCGTTATCATTAACTAAATTACTATCCCAACCAAATGTGAAGATTTTTTCATCGAACTTAGATGCTTTATTATCGTTAAAATCGGTATAATCAATTGAACGAACATAATCACCTAACGCAATCGTATCAACATCAGTTAATGTACCATCTAACTTTAAAATAACACTGTCATCATCAGTATGGTAATTAATTGGTGATGAGTTACCTAATTCTTTAGTTATATATTTGTATCTACTTTTTTGATTTAACTTGTTGGTTCCACTCAAAAATTCGTCTTGAGTGAATGATAATGGAATTATTGTAGATTGTGTGTAACCTCCCATATGAATAATGTCCAAGTTAGAACCATATATGATGTCAATACTTCTAATAACTGAATATCTACCATTTACAAGATTATCTTCTGAAAAAATAAATTCCTGTATTAAATCATTTGTTGTTAATTCACTTTTTAATGTGGATAATTCAGTTGAGCTTGATGCTCGATATAAAGCAGGATAAGTAAGTGTACTATAATTAGGATTTCTCGGCTTAACCAATAAATTTGGAACGTCGGTAACATTAAAGTCAACTTCATCTAATGTATCTAATGATAATGAATCTGAAGTAAAATATGTTTTAGGAACATATGTGGTCCCACTCATTAAAGAGAAAAATTCAAATTTATCAGCACAATATGTTTCGTCTACTAACGCAGTGGTATCAAAAGATTGTCTCAAAATAAACTTGTTACTAGCATCTTCAATATAAGGTACTGTTACCGAATTTACAGGTACCATGTACTCCGAGAAAGAAATGTTATTTTCTTGACATTTTTCTTCTAAAATTTTCTTAAATCTGAACTGTTCAATTACCGGTTTATATGAGTCTAATTCCGTCCAAATGAAATGAAATTCAGTAATCTCGTTTTCATTTAACATTGTGAATAATGAATCATAATCCAATAAATCCGCCCCCTCATTATATATTGTGGTATTGGTGTTTATTTCTAAGAATTTAACCGAACCATTCGATTGGAGTAAATCACTTCCTACTATTGTTGCTTTCATAATTTTTTTATCTTACTATATAAATATATCGATAATGATAATAATTGTCAAGTATTTTTTATATATATGTATATGTTATATCAATGAATTCTTATATTTTGTTGGAACCACGTCCATGTATTTTGAATCAACGTCTTCCCATTTTTTTTGGGTACACGCATTAAAAGTTTTTGAAAATACCTTTTTGTTTATTGGGCAACCACAATCGTTACAATATGCGGACCATTTAATTCCTTTTAGTACTTCTCTTCTATGATCACACCCTAAACAAATGTCCAACCTTTCTCTCGCCTGTTCTTCTTGTTTTTCTGTTGGATTGTACGATGCCTTCCAAGCTTCAAATATCTCCTTATAATCTATCATATTAAACTTTTTTTTAATTTAGGAAAATCGTAATAATCATAAATACTATCATATTTTTCTTTAAACTCATCGTTTAATGTGATTTTACACTCCATGTGTTTACTTGAATTTACGGAATGAAGTTTAAATGGTTTTTTAAGTATTTCCGATACCCAATTCTCGAGTTTATCCATTTCGTTAAAATCAAACCAAATAATATTTTGGTTATTATTAGTCCAACAAGATATTGGTGTTAATAAAATATCAATCATATTAACTGCGTAAGCCTTAGTGTTTTTTTTAATAAACTCCTCCTCTGACTTTTTAAATTTTGATGTTACAGAAATATCGATTCTCTCTTCCAATAGTTTTAAATCAATTAGTAAATCACATATCACTTCCCATCGTTTTTTCTTACTTATTAAATCATCTTTAGTGAAAAAAAATAATTGATTTAATCTCATATTACTAAAAACGTCATAAATTCTGTGAAATCCTGTGCGTTGTAAATCAAACAAAACATGTTTATATAATGAAAAAAATCTTTCATGTCTTTGTCTTTTAACGGCAATGACCGGATACTCATTACCAAATTTACTTTGTAAATCTGAAATCGATTCGTGTCCATGATAGATGTGATTCATTATTTTAGATTTTTCAATTGAATTAAAATCAATAGTTAAATTGGATTTTTCCCATTCTCCATTGAATGTTTGTAGATTTACATCATTAAGGATACATGAATAATTAAATGCAGTTGATGCACATCTCGGTAAACTTAAATATAAAAATTTATTATCCACTAACATTATATTATCGATTGTTTAATTGTTTTACTTGGCCACACATTCAACGAATATCTGGTTCCTTTTATTACTTTATCGACTGAATGAACAATGTTCGAATCAAATATTAATACACTTCCAAATTTTTTAGGTATAGTATGATTGGTTCCGTCTATAATATAATTAACATTTCCACCCTCATATTCGTCATTAAGTTGAATGATAAATGTAATTGTTGCTCCGTTTAAAATTTCATGGTTATCAGCGTGCCAATTTAAAAAATCACCCGATCCATATCTATTAAACGAATATTTTGGTACTTTAAAATAATTTACACCTTTGAACGGGTTTAAATCATTCGATAAATTTATAATTTTATCACCTAATATTTTCAATTTTTCATTTTCTAATAAATCATCATAAAAATAACATCCCATTCTTTTATTACCCTCATAACTTATATTTTCTTCGATAAGTTTACCATGTATTATTCTTGATGATTTCATTTCTAATAGACCTACATGTTCCCCTAAAAGAATTATCTGGTCACATTCTTCTCTTGTTAAAAAATTTTCGATGTACTTTACAAACATTATATTAACGAGTTTTTTGTGTTTTTTTGTTTTGCAACAAAATTAAAATTCACAATAAATCTATCTCCATTAATTGGGTAATTTCCGTGATGTGCTAATTTTCCGTCGAACACCACACATCTACCCATTTTAGGAGATACTGTGGTCAATAGAGTATATGATTTATAATCAGGACTATAATAATTTTTATGTCCAACCTCAACATTGTCTCCATTAACATTATTATAAATGTGGGTATCACCAGTTGAATCGTTAATATAATAAACCATTGCAATATGATCACTATATGTATCATAATGTAGTAATTCCAACTGATTATACTCACCGATTGGTGTGGTCCAATTAATTTTCCACCTGTAATTTTTTACAAATTCTAAATTTAATTTTTTTGTAACGGCCAATTCTATACCATCAATTATACGATTAATTTCTTCATTTTTACAATTAGGTTTTGGATGAACCCTTGCTGGAAATTTTTGTTCTTCTACTCTTTCCTCACATCGATGAATGATATTTTCCAACGATTCCCATTCTATATCATTATTTTTCACATAATTGTTTAGAATCATTTGTTCCTCGTTTGGTATTATATCATCAAATACGTAGTAATTTTTTATCATAACAAACTCTTTTCTTTTTTAATAAATTCGAATCCAACATTTCCAGCTAAAACTATTCTATCATTTGTCGAATTAGGAGCATTATTTGGTGCGTGTGGCATATCGGCAGGCATTATAATTAAATCATCTTCCTCAGGTCGTATCCAATATTCTTTTTTATTATAACCCTTAAAATATAAAACACCGTCTTCCCCTTCCATTACATCTGGCATTTGAATATAGTAAACGTAAGTATAATATGGTACAAAAGTTTTAATGTCTCTATTAATATCCGTGTGAACATGAAATTTATCAACACCTTTTAGTTCTTCATGTCTATATTGTAATTGTATTGGGTTTTGTGAACGGACAACGTTAACCCACGAATCGGTGTTTATTTTATTATATGGTATATTTTTTTCCTCGTAGAGTTCTTTACAAAAATCAATACCTTTCTGAACTACATAATCTAAATTTGTCTCAACATCAACCATACCAATAAAATTTAAATTATTATTCCATTCTTTTTTATAACCAAATCCGTCAGTTTTAACGTTGGGTTGTGATTCTATAACCGAATATGCTTCTTTTAAAAGAGATGATTTTTGATTTAATTTATTTAGTTTTGTTTTCCAAATGAATGTAGTATCATCAAAATAAATTTTTTCAATCATAATATTGTTTTTTCTTTCTTTAAAAAATTATTATAAAATATGTGTTTATATTGATTTTTATTAAATGTCAAATAAGAAACATCAATATCTAGCGTGTCATAAATTGGATTTTTAGTATGAAACGTTTTATATATTTTTTCTAAATCGTTTGGTATTTCTTTGTTCATGTAAGTTTCCCAAAATTTAGTGTCACTTCTTGAACAATTATAATGGTGGCGTATAAATAACATATTTTGATAATTGAATTTGAATACTTTACGATTGTATTCATCTCTTTCTGAGTAATCAAAAATGTTTTTAGGTAATTGTTGTAGTTGAAATATTATTGTCATTATTGAAGTTGCTTCCAATGGTTCTAAGAATCCGCTGGATAACCCAATAGCTACACAATTTTGTACCCAAACATCTTCATAACATCCGGCATTAAATTTAATTTTCTTATTTATTTGAATATCCTTACCTTTATGTAATCTTATAATTTCATTTTTAATAAATTCATCATCAATCATTGTATCATTATACAGATACCCACAACCCCATCTATTTTGTAAAGGTATTTTCCACATCCAACCCCAATCGATAGCTTCTGCTATTGTTCTTTGTTTGATGTCTATATTTTGTTCATTTATAAAAAAGGGTAATGCGGAGTTTACTAATAATTCATCTTCATATGAATTCCATTTTGATTTGTATAGTTTACCAATAATCATTCTATAAAAACCAGAACAATCAATAACGAAATCGGTATCAATTTGTAATCCATTTTTTAGTATTATTTTATTTAACTCATCATCAACTAACACAAAATCTAAAATTTCGGAATCAATATAATTTACATCACATTCTATGCTTTTATTTTTTAAATAATCGGCAAATAATCGAGCATCAAAATGATATGAATATCCCTCATTCTCCAACCCATCATAATTAAAACCGTGTACAAAAGAATGTTCTTTATTATTATTCCATTTATCGAATATTATTCCATATTTTTTTGTACCATTTACTTTTGTTAAAAATTCCTCTTCGTTAAAACCAAACTCCTCAATTAATGTTGAATATAGATTTGGTGTACCACCTTCACCCGCACCCAATATTCCAATTGTTGTACTTTCAATCAATGTGATGTTACAGTTGACGTGTTTCTTTTTCAGATAATATGCGGTTAACCAACCGGCTGTACCACCCCCAACAATTACTATATTTTTCATATTATATTAAATTTTGTTTATATGAATTGGTTTTAACTAATGACACCCAGTTCACTAACGAATATCTAATACCATGGATGATTGGAGTTACCCTGTGAAGTAATCCCGAATTAAAAACATACAATGTTCCAATTTTATTTTCTATTTGAACCAACTCTTTTTTTAAATTTTTAATTTCTAATATACCACCTGAATAGGTATCATTTAGTTGAATTACTATTGATGCGTATCTGTCTCTATATATAGTAGAATTATTATCTGTGTGCCAATTAAAGTATTGATTTTCTTTATATTCTGTAAATTGAAAATCTCCTAAACCGGTAACTTCAACCCCATTTATATTAAAAGTTTCTCTTAACTTATTAGTTAGTTTTTCATTTAAAACCCCTAAATCGGAAATCCATCCTATTGAAGATTTTCTATTTTTGTCAGAATCAGTACCGTAAATTTCGGCTGGTGATAATGTCAAATCACATTTACATTTATTCAAAATAAAATTACATTCATCTTTTGATAAGAAATTTTCAATTACCTCAATGTGATTATACATTTTTTTTATCTTTTAATCCAAATTTAATCCATCTATACCAAATCCTTTCATGAATATAGTATTGAATAGGTTTATAGACTAATTCAGCAACACCGAAGGCGGCACCGACCTTAACTGAACCACTTATCCACCACATTATACCAAATCCAATTAAGGTAGATATGATACGGTACGATATTGTTTTAGCTATGTGTCGTTTACGTTCTACTATCATTATCCTTTATTTTCATCGTAAGTAACTGTTCCGTCTGGTTTCATATGGCCAGTTCTAATTGCGGTACCACTAATAACCGCAACATCCGATGGTGGTTCGTGATAGATTACATCATAACCCACACCTCGACCGTAATTAATACTTTCAATATCGGGAATTATTGATATTAGTATTCTATCGAATTTATCCTTAAAAAAGGGTTCATTAGATAGTTCTAATAAAATTTGTTGTGCGGTTTTAGGATTGTTCTCATCTTGTTCAACGCCCCTAATTGCCACCCAAACATTTTTACCTTTCTCTAATTGTTGGTTAATTAACCATTCATGTCCTTTATGCCAATTTTGCCATCTACCCACATACAACGCGTACTTTTTACTCATATATCTAATTTTTTTGTTAGTTCAATAAACGAATCTACTTCCAATCTATCTGTTGTATCAATTTCAATGAAATCGTCAGTTGGGGCTTCGTAATTGGTTACATGAAAATCATTCCTACCTCTATCATCAGTGGTATGAACATAAATCTCATGAACTTCGTTATTTTCTTTAAATTGTTCTCTTTGGTCTCTATATGGTGATACAAGTGATACGACAACATCATATCCCTTTTCACTCATAAAACGAGCAATGTCCTGAGCTCTCTCAATATTTTTTCTTCTACCCGTTTCGGAGTAGTCTTTGTTTTGAAAGATGTCTCTTAAATCATCACCATCAATGTGAATGACCTTATTTGAATGTGAAATATACGACTCTAGGTGTTTCGCTAAAGTCGTTTTTCCTGCTGCGGGTTGTCCGGTAAACCAATATATCATAATACCATTAATATACTTAACTTTTACCAAAAAGTCAAATATTAATGGTTATAAATAAATGGGTCTCTTTTACGTAATTCTTCTAATTTCTTTTTGAATCTTTTTTTCTTTTTGTACGATTCAATCTTGTCTAAAATCCACTTGAATAATTTTTTCATATTAAATTTAATTTTTCTTTTATATAATTATAGAACTTTTCATTCATATTACCCGACCAATGAAAATCATATTGAATTCCCCTTAATCCATTTGTATTATCATATTCCATACCCAACGTTTCCCAAACCCCCAAATTTTTTGTTATTTTTAGTTTATCTTCAATAAAATCAACATTTAACTTATCCCAAGTGAAAACATACGATTGTGATTTTGTTAACTTTATTAAGGAGTCCACGATTTCAATATAGTTCTCAACATAACTATCAGACGAAGTTAATATTTTATTAATTTTAATAAATTCTTCTGTTATATGTTCACCATAATTAATGGCTTTATTATTACAATCATTAATATTACCACCAACAAACCTTACTAAGGTCTTTTGCGTACTTAAATACCATTTTTCTTTAATTAAAGGTAAACGGATTCTACTAAAAGAAGGTAAACAAACAATTACTATATCGTCATTTGTTAAATTAGGTAATAGTTTTATCCAAGTATCTAAAATTGTTTGTGTGTCAATACTGGCCTGTCCATTAATAAATGTTTTATATGTTCTAATGTTATTTTTTATTAGACTTGACCAAGTTTCCACAAAAAAAATATCTTCTACTTTTTTCATACTTGGTGACGCGAAGCTATCCCCTATTATGAATATTTTTTTCATTTTACTAAAACATATTTTCCCATAACCAAAATATCCATTTCTGTATCAAAGAACGTATCTATAGCATCTTTTGGTGTTAATACCATTGTTTTATCTTTCACATTAAACGATGTGTTAAGAAGTATTGGGTATCCACTAATCAATTCAAATTCTTCTAATAATTTGTAGATTAATGTATTTTTATAAACAGTTTGAACTCTAGCCGAACCATCTACGTGTGTTACCGCTTTTAAGATATCCCTGAACTGTGGTTTAACCTGTACAACTTGGTTCATATATGGTACATCGTCGGTCATTTCAAAAAAATCATGTTGTTTCTCTTTTGTTACCATTGGTGCAAATGGTCTAAACCCTTCTCTTTTCTTAATCACTTTATTAATCCTATCTTTCATATTTGGAAGTGTTGG